TTTGTTCATTGGGGTGTTAACGGCACCAATCGTTCGCACGGTTCGCCGTATTCGTACACGACGAAGCAACCCCCCACCGACGCCATCTTGCAATGGGTGCGAAACAAGCCGGTGCGACTGCAAAAAAAGGGAGGCAAGGGCTTCGCGCGTCAAACGCCGGCGGCGCTCAAATCGGCGGCGTATCTCATCGCGCGGGCAATCAAGAGGAACGGCGTACCGGGGGTAAAATACTGGACCGAAGCCTACGACACTATGTGGCCGCGCTACGCCCAAAAGATAGCGGAAGCAAAAGCCGAAGACGTGGCCCTTGAGATAGCGGCCAACATTGGAGGCATAACCATTAAAGCGAAGTAAGACATGGCCGTTGCCCTTACATCGGAGCCCGTTGACGACCTCAACCTCTGCAACCAGCACCTCATCTACGTCATGAACGACTCCGTCACGACGCCGGACCGTTACATCGTGCAGGTCTTTGAAGGTTCGAGCACGTCGTCACAAGGGCCAGAGATTGCCAAGGTATATATCACCCCAAACGAGAACAACGTTGGGGTGTTCGACTTGGGCGACATCGTAAGCAATCGCCTCCTGCCCCCAGCCACAATAACATATCAGGTCTCCAAACGCTTTGTCATGACTGGAACCAGCACCCTTGAACGTGCCGAGTCCACCGACAGAACAATCAGGAAGTATACCATTCGCGTTGGAGGGATTTACAACGGGGATGAGGAGCTGAACGACGACTCTGCCGTCAAATTTTTGTTGGGAGGTGCGTGGCAATTTAAGGACGGCAAACACCCGAGCTTCTCGGAATACTACTCCGACGAAGTTGCAAACACCGCCAAGTTGTGGCACACTGACCTGCCCAACAACTCGCAGGTCATCGAGCGACACATGGCCGACGACGACGAGGCGCGAGTGGGCGTCACTTTGGGCTATTTTCTAGGTTACACGAGCTATTTGTACCAGGTGACGGTAGAGGCATTCGAAGCCGACGGCACAAGCATCCACACCGAAACGCTCATTCTCTCATCGCTCACGACATATCAGCTCAATCAATACTGGATACCATGCGGACCCGCCAACGTGAAAGCGTTGTTTGGTTCGGATTGGTCGGACGACTGGGACTACATCGAGTTAACCCCAAAATCTTACACCCAGGTTCAGGTCGGAGCCAAGTACGTCATCCGAAGGGACTGCCGACCCATCAAACACCAGCCCGTCCAACTGGCATGGACCAACAGCGTCGGAGGGTGGGACGGCTTGCGCTTCGATGCACGCGCACCCAAGACCATCACCAAAAATGAGAAGCGGTTCCGCAAGGACCCCGTCACTTGGCAAAGCACTTCCCCAACTTGGAACACTTGGGACCGTGAAAACACGACCTTCCACAACGAGGGACGCATTCGGTTCACCTTGACCCACGACCAGTTCAACGCGGACGAGCGTGCGCTTCTCGAATATTGCATGCGGTCCAAGCGTGTTTACTACCGCTACGGGACAGGCGATTGGTTGCCCTGCGTGGTCGACACCAACTCCCTCGTCATCGAACCAGCGGGGTCTAAAATGTACCGGGTGTCTCTTGCCATTGAAGACGCAAACCCGGTCCGATGCTGAGGCTCAATGTTTCCGACGTTGACCTCGACCTCTACCAAGACGAGGCGGTCAACCTCACCATCCAGTTCTCCGACCTTGAGGGCATCAACAGCCCCGTGGGTTCGTTCTCGCAAACCTTCCGGGTGCCGGGCACGCAAAAGAACATGGACGTCTTTGGGCCAATCAACACGAGCGACCCGGGTAGCGTTAACCTCAAGACCAAGAAAGCGGCCGAGCTCTTTTCGGGTTCGGTGTCTATCCTTCGTGGGTTCGTGCAAGTGAAGGCCGTGTACCTTCAAAAGCAACACTACGCCGACATTGAGCTCGTGTTCTTTGCGGGTGCGGTCGACCTGCGTGCGGAGTTGGCGGGCAAGATGCTGACCGACCTAAACCTCACGACCTACGACCACACGCTCAACATCACCAACGTCCAATCCTCGTGGTTGGGCAACTTGTCATCGGGTGCCGTTCGCTACGGACTCATCGACAAGGGGTTCAACTGGAGCTTTCCGGACACTCCGCCGTGGTCATCGACTGACGGCCTTGAACAAGGCGAGCTCACGCCCTTCATCCGCGCCAAGGCCATCTTCGACGCCATCATGGACGAAGCCGGCTACACCTACGATTCCGACTTTTTTGACACGACCGGCGCGGGCAACTTCGACCGCATCTACCTCCCGGCGTACAACGGCTCCCAATCGCCACTCACCGACGACGCGGAGCTGGGGCAAGCGCGGGCGGCCTTGGACGTCGACTACACGTCCAGCTCTTTGAACGTGCTGGGGTTGACCGACGACGCCACGAACGGAGTGGACGAAGGCGACAACTGGGACAACACGGACAACGACTACACGGCGCCCTATACCGGCCTCTTTACCGTGGACGTGACGTACTCATACTCCCGCCACGGGGGAAGCCCGACGAACATCTACATCTACAGAAACGGAAGCGAGGAGTTCCAACTTGACACCACCGAGACCATCGGGTACAACCGCACCCAAACGCTTGTCATGTTGCTCGTGTCAGGTGACACGGTCGACCTGCGTGGCGAGGCCGATGGGGCCACGGCTGTCATATACGGAAACGACACGGTAGGCACAGGCATCCGAACCGACATCACGGTGACACCTTCGGCCCCCATGTCAGGGCAGACGGTGCGCATGGCTCGCAATATGCCCGAAATGTCTCAAATCGACTTCGTGGTGGGCCTTCAGCGTATGTTCAACCTCGTGTTCGTGCCGGACAAAAACAGGGACAACCACCTCCTCGTGGAACCGTACGTGGACTACATCGACGCGGGCAACGAGAAGGCGTGGAACGACCTCATCGACTACGACCACGACATCACCCTCAAGCCCACGACCGACCTGCAAAAAGAGCGCTACCAATGGACGTACACGCGCGGCCTTGACTTTGTGAGCGACAACATCCAAAAGGCGTTGGACCGCACATACGGCGCCTACCGCGTGCTTGATGCAGAAAACGACTTTGCCACGGGCGACAAAAAGGTCGAGACGCAGTTTGGGCAGTACATGACCTCGCTCATTCCGGGTTCGTCGTTTCCCATTCATCGAAGCCTCAAGGCGGACGGAAGCGTCATCATAAACCCGTTGCCAATGTTGGCCTACTGGCATGGCACGTCGACCAATTACGGGCAGTGGTATTTGAGGAACGACAGCCACGCGACCACCGGTCCGTCTTCGTTGTTTCCGTCGTTCTCCAACTACTCGACCGACTTTGCAAGCGTCACGGACAAAGACCTCAACTACGGCATGGAGTCGCCATTTTTCCCGGTGCAAGTCAACCCCGCCAACACCTTGTACTTCGAATACTGGGCTCAATACGTGACCGAGTTGTACAGCGAGGAGGCCCGCATCATGACGCTACACCTCAAGCTCGACCGCGTGGAGTTGGCCGACTTTGAGTTCTCCGACAAAATTTGGATGCGTGGGGCGCGGTGGCGTGTCCTTCGCATGACCTACGACGCGAACGTGGAGGGTTTGGTCAAGGTCGAGTGCCTCAAGGTTTTGTCCGACGTGGCCGTATGTGAAGACACCCCCACCGGCTTCAACGTCCGCGACAACGTGGTGACGTTCAACAACAGCGACACGGACTACGGTTCGGAGGCGTGTTGCGAGTTGTACGGATACCAGTGGGTTCGCTTTGAGGAGGGTGGCGTTGGCTACGCAAGATGCAAACCACGCCCACAAACCGCACAACCCACGTAAGCAAATGCAGAACCCGCGTCATATCATTGAAGCCATCGACCTCCTCGTGGCAACCAAGACACGCAAGCCCTCCCTTTGGTGGGTTAAGCCTTTGGACGTCGTGTTGACCGTTGCTTACCTCGGGGCCTTTGGTTGGCTCATCTTTAACGTGGTCAAATGGCTGTAACCAAGCAACAAGTCATCCTAGAATTTGACGCCGACACGGGCGAGTTGCTCAAAGCAACGAAGGCCGTCGAAGATAGCGTCGAGGACGTAGGCAAAGCGGCGAAAAAAAGCGGCGACGACTTGTCCGACATGGGCAAGACGGGGTCGAGTGCGTTCAAGGGTATAGGCACGGCTCTCAAAGCCACCGGAATCGGCTTGCTCGTCGGTTTGTTGGCAAAGCTGGCGATGAAGTTTGCCGAGAACAAAAAGGTTGCCGACACGTTGGCCGTGGCGAGCGCGGCCTTGGGCACTGTATTCAACGACATCGTGGACCTCGGCATTCGGCTCGGGGAAACGGTTGCGAATGCGTTCACCGACCCCAAACAGGCCGTCATCGACTTGAAGGACGCCATCGTTGAAAACATTACCAACCGCATCACAGGGCTCTTGAACCTTTTGCCGTCGTTGGGTGAGGCTATCAATCTCGTGTTCAAAGGCAAATTTAAGGAAGCCGGCAAGGTGGCCCTCGATGCGGCCGCCCAAGTGACCCTCGGGGTGACTGACTTCACAGACAAGGTCAGCGAAGCGGCGGACGCGGTGACCGACTACGCGGGCGCCGTGGCGGAAAGCGTCGGGGAAAGCACACAACTCGAACGACAGCTCCAAAAGCTACGCGACGCAGAACGCGACCTTGCCGTTGAGACGGCCCGAAGCCGTGCCGAGGTGGAGGAACTCAAGCGCCAACGCGACGACCAAACGTTGAGCATTGAGGAACGCCTTGAAGCGTCGCAAAAAGCGGCGGCCATCGACAAGGCCATCGCCGACGAGAACGTCCGCATCCAAGAACAAAAGGCCGCCCTCCTTCGACAGGAGATTGAGTTGCAAGGCGAAACCGAGGAGCGCCTTGACGCCTTGGCAGAGGCCGAAATCGCGGCGGCCGATGCACGCCAACAAAGCGCGACGGTGCAAACCGAACTCCAAAACAGCATCTTCGCCCTGAACGAAGAAATCAAAGCGCAAGAGGAGGAGGCACAACAGGCCGCCGACGACGCTTTGAAGGCCGAGGAGGAGCGTTTGGCCGAGGAACAAAAGCTCAAGGACGACGCGGCGGCCAAGGACAAAGAACGACGCGACAAAGACTTGGCCGACGAGAAGGCATTGCAAGACCAAAAACGCGCCCTCACCTTCGCCGCGCTTTCTGCGCTTGCCGACTTGAGCAATGCGTTCGCCAAAAACGACGAGGAGGGTGCCCGACGGGCGTTCAAACGCAACAAAGCCCTCTCCCTTGCGTCTGCTGTCCTTAACACAGGCCAAGCCATTACCGACGCACTCAAGGGTCCGGAGCTTTTCCCGGGTGGTCGTTTCATCGAAGCGGCAATCACAGGCGCCGCTGGGCTTGCTCAAATCCAAAACATTCGCAAGACGCAATTTCAAGGAAGCACCCCGCCACCACCGGCCACCGAAGACCGGGGACCGGCGGGTGGTTTTGCCACTGGGGCCGTCAACGCACCGGGAGCGCCAACCCTCGACCTCGGGTTCTTGGGTGAGGGTGCCCAAGGTGGCCCAATTCAGGCCTACGTCATCGCGCAAAACGTAAGCAACGCACAACAAGCAAACCAACAGGTCCAAGACCAAGCAACACTCGGAGGATGAAAATAGTTGAATTGATAATCGACGAGGAGGCCGAGGTGTTCGGCATTGAAGCCATCTCCCTCGTGGACCGTCCAGCCATCGAGCTGGACTTCGTGGCATTGAAAGACCAAAAGGTCACCTTTGCCGAGGTCGACAACGACAAGCGCATCCTCATGGGTCCGGCCCTTGTCCCTGACAAACCCATCTACCGCAAGAACGCAGAGGGCGAATTCTACGTGTACTTCTCGAAGGACACCGTCCGCCGTGCGGCCGAGCTATACCTTCAACAAGGGCGTCAAACGGCCCACACCTTGGAACACGAACACGCCATCAACGGCCTCACCGTGGTCGAGTCGTGGCTTGTGGAGGACAAGGACAAGGACAAGTCGGCCGTGTACGACCTCGACGTCCCGGTCGGTACGTGGATGGTGGCCGTTAAAGTCGAAAACGAGGCCATTTGGCAAGATTGGGTCAAAGAGGGCAAGGTCAAGGGGTTCTCGATTGAGGGCTACTTCGCCGACAAGATGCAAAAGCAAGAGGAGGAGACGGCGATGGGCTACGACGTGGTCGACGCGGTGTTGAACGTGTTGGAGCTTGAGACGTATTCGGACTACCCGGACGCGGTGGTGAACAATGCGAAACGCGGCATCGAGCTCAACGAGAAGCAAGGCAACAAATGCGCCACGCAGACGGGCAAGGTTCGCGCTCAACAACTGGCCAAGCGCCAACCCTTGAGCCGCGAAACGGTGCAACGTATGGCGTCCTATTTAGCCCGTGCCGAGGTTTACTACGACAACGGCGACCCGAGCGAGTGCGGGTACATTTCTTACCTCTTGTGGGGTGGGAAAGCGGGCAAGCGATGGGCCGACGCCAAGGTCCGGGAGTTCAAGACGCTGTCCGAACTTGAGAAGGTCGCGGTGCAAATCATGGCCGACAAAGAAAAAAAATCAGGGGACGCGTAAGCATTTGCCTCCCTCATCCGTCTAATACAAAACGCACACCCATGAACATCCAACAACGCGTGCAGGACATCCTCAACAAATTCGACGTCAACTTGACCGTCACAGAGGAGAAAAGCACCGAACTGGCCGAGGTGACCCTTGAAAACGGCACCGTGGTCTACACTGACGACGAGTTTGTCGTTGGAGCCGAAGCCTACATCATCAACGACGAGGGCGAACGCATCTCCGTTCCTGCTGGCGACTACGAACTCAACGACGGCCGTTTGATGGTCATCGGTGAGGGTGGTGCCATCGAGGAAATCAAAGGCGCCGAGGAGCCAGCCGAGGAGCCCGTGGCCGAGGAAGCCGAAGCGGAGCGCGTCGAGCAGAGCGCCGACGAGCCCGAAGCCACCGAGGAGGTGAGCGAGGAAGCTACCGAAGAACTCGAAGTCGAGGTCGAACTCGAAGACGAGGACGAAGAAAAAATGTACGTCACCCGCGACGAGGTTGAGGAAATGATTCGTGCCGCGTTTGAAGCCCTCAAAGAGGACGACAAGGAAGATATGTCCGACGTCAACCCCGAGGCACCCAAGGAAGAACCCAAAGCGGAGGAAGCCCCCGAGGCCGACCCCGTTTCCGAGGAATTGGCCGCCGTCAAGGCCGAGCTTTCAGAGATGAAAGACGAAGCCGTTCCCATGCTCAAGCACGCCACTCCAACGGCGCAAGCGGAGCCCATTGATTTGTCTAAACTTTCATTACAGGAGCGCGTCGCCGCCCTCCATTCTAAATTCTCTCAGAAATGAGCCTTTACAAATTCGAAAATGCCAGCATTGAGCCTGGCACTTACGCAGGTGAAGCGGCTCGCCCATACGTGGCGGCGGCAATCCTGTCCGCAGACACCATCGCGAACAACTACGTGAGCGTGTTGCAAAATGTCCACAGCAAAGCCGTCCTCCGGAAGTTCTCCGGCGCCGCCATTCAGGCGAACGACGACTGCGCTTTCTCTACTCCCGGGTCCGGTGAGTTGACCTTGGGTGAGTCCGTCTTGGCGACGAGCCCGCTGAAGGTGAACGAGCAGGTGTGCAACGAAGACCTCCGCGCTACTTGGGAGGGTGCTTTGATGAGCGGCCAAAACTCCGCCGCCCCCGCCGACTTCACCACCTACGTGGCCCAGTACGTCGCCGCCAAGGTTGCTGAAAACATCGAAATCAACATTTGGGGTGGTAACTACGACCCCGAGGATGGAGGCAACACAGGCGCTGGACGCTTGGGTACTGCCTTTGACGGATTGTGTCACCAGCTTGTGGACGCGACTCCCGGTTACGAAAAAACCGCCGCCGGCGCTTTCACCGCTGACAACGCGGCCGTGACTGGCATCTTGACTAAGTTGGACGACATCGTAAACAACGCACCAAGCGCGGTGCAGGGCGACAGCCAAGCGGTCATCTACATGAGCAAGAAGTCCTTGTTCTTGTTGCAACGCGCGATGGCCGGGTTGACCGTGACCGATGGCTCCAACTACGCGGCGGCATTTAGCCCCACTTTCTTGGGTGACTCTCGTCCTTTGTCGTACCTCGGCTTCCCAATCGTGGCCCCCGCAGGTATGGCGAACGACACCATCATCTTCTGCAACCCCAACCAGTTGTACTTCGGTACCGACTTGTTGACCGACCACGTGAACGCGAGCATCTTGAACCTCCGCGACGTGACAGGTGACGACGTGACCCGCGTCATTATGCAGTTCAGCGGCGGAACACAGATTGTGGACGCTGGCTCCATCGCCATCTCTCGCCGTAGCTCGTAACATTAACCCGAAGAACGCGGGGGAGCAAACGGGCTCCCCTGCATCTTCTCAACCTCTGAAATCATGGCTTGTAGCCTTACACTTACAGGACGGTCTTTGCCTTGCCGTGACGCCCTCGGGGGTGTGAAAAAGGTTTGGATTGCCGCGTTTTCCGACGGCCTTTGGGGAGCAGTTGGCGCAAGCGCCGACGGCGAAATCGACAACAGCACGGAGGCTTTGACCTTGTACGACTACGTCAGCCCCAAGAACACGTCGAGCCTGACGCAAACAATTAACAGCACACTCGAAGGAGGCGCGGTGTTT